GTGAAGCTCACAGCCCGCCAGGTCGATACATCTAAAGCTAAGGACAAACCCTATAAACTGTCTGATGGCGGTGGCCTTTACCTCTTGGTGAACCCCAACGGCGCTCGATACTGGCGGCTGAAGTACCGGGTCGCCGGTAAAGAAAAGTCATTGGCTTTAGGTGTATACCCTGAGGTCTCGCTGGCCGATGCACGTCAAAAACGAGCAGAGGCTAAAAAAGTACTGGCTGCTGGTGGTGACCCGGGACAGGAAAAGCAGGAAAAAAAACATGCCAGGGCGATGGCCGTATCAAACAGCTTTGAGAGACTGGCGCTGGAATGGCATGAACATAAATCGATGAACTGGTCAGCAGGCTATGCCAGTGACATCCTGGAGTATCTGAGAAAAGATATTTTTCCTTATATTGGCTCCCGGTCGATCACTGATATTAAGCCCGTTGATATGTTGGCTGTTCTTCGCAAGATGGAACAACGTGGAGTACTTGATAAGCTCAAAAAGACACGTCAAGCCTGCCGTCAGATCTTCACCTATGCTGTCATCACCGGCAGAGCAGAACATAATCCCGTGGTCGATCTCGCCAGTACTCTAAAAGCACCAAAGCAAAAACACTTCCCTCATTTATCGGTTGAACAAATACCTGACTTTCTGCGAGCTCTGAACGACTATAGCGGCAGCGTGGTGACTCGAAATGCTACCCACCTGCTTATGCTTACTGGGCTCAGGACAATTGAGCTCCGTGCTTCTGAATGGGTTGATATCGACTTCGATAAAGGGATCTGGAATATCCCAGCAGAGCGAATGAAGATGCGGCGGCCACATCTCGTTCCTATTTCAACTCAGGTTCGCGAACTGCTTGAAGAAATCCACCAGCTTACCGGGCGAGGAAAGTATGTTTTCCCCGGACGGAATGATGCCGGCAAGCCAATGAGTGAGGCCAGCATTAACCAAGTGATTAAGCGTATTGGTTATGACGGTAAAGCGACCGGGCATGGCTTCCGCCACACTATGAGTACCATCCTCCATGAACAGGGCTATAACACCGCCTGGATTGAAACGCAGTTGGCGCACGTCGATAAGAACTCCATCCGCGGGACATATAACCACGCTCAGTATCTGGATGGCCGGCGGGAAATGCTCCAGTGGTATGCCGACTATATGCAGGCGCTGGAGAATGGTGAAAATGTGGTCCATGGCTCGTTCGGGAAACGCGCCTGACTGGATGCATAGACAGTATATAGAGACGATAGTAGACTTAGGTAAACGAACAAAGAATAGGCTATGTCTAGGCTGATCCCTGAAAACCCGTACACCTCTGCGGGCTGACATAGCCGCCTAAAACAGGGGGCGAGAGGTAGCATGTGATAAAAAGTAAGCTTTTGAGAATAAAAAAATGGATTGATGCTAATGAAGCCGCTGATCGTTTATCCCTATCTCTTGAAGACAAAGTGTCTGCCTTAGACCTTTTAGAGCTAGCATTAGATAAAGAAATTACCTTATCTGTAAAATTTCCCAGAACAAAACATTTTGTCATAAGGGAAGTAAAGGTAGCATCGATGCCTTATATTAAACGTTTAGAGGAAACATTCGATTTTTATTTGATGGGGAAATTCAAGAAGGCTATAGGGTATCCTGAAAGAGGCAGTTCGGAATATAATTCTTTGTTTGAAGCTTATTTGGTCGATGAATGTTTAAAACACAATTTTTCACTTGCTCCTTCTAATAAATGTGGTTTGTCTGGAGAACTTCCTTCGATTTATAATGTTGAATATGAATATTTCGATTATAGTCAGAACTTGCAATACATGGATGATGTTATTTTTGAACTTCCAATGATTGGCGCTGAATTTATAGATATAGCATCTCTTATTGAAACAAATAAGAAAAGAGAACCATCTGAACTAATGAATATTGATGGTGTTTTTCTGCGTTCCTCAAATGGTAAGCTTTATAACCTGATGAATAGATTTGACGAAGGTTATGTTTCTGTTTTTAATGGCGGAAAAGACGTCGAAAAAAATGTTTGCTATCTAGATAATAGAAATTACTATCCTGCCGAAGGTCTTCCTGTTGGATGTGAAATTGGTATTTCCCCTGCAAATCTTTTTGATTTTGAAAGGCGACTCTCAGACGATGGGGATGAGGTTGATGAAGTAATTTCACAAAAAGCGTTAGTGGTTTTAGGGGCAGTTCTTCAAGAGGTTACGGAGCGACCAGTTAAATGGAGTCAAGGTAGGTTAGCTCTATCTATAGACTCTAGAAATATTAGAGGCATGAAAGAAAGAACGATTAATGGTATCTTCTCTCTTGCTAATAAGGCTTTAAAATCAAATGGTTAGTTTTGCATTCAAGGTTTTTTCTTTGTTTGCAGTGAAAGATTTTTATTGAGTTGCTGTAATGCCCCAGTCATCTAATGACGTCTAGCGCAGATTATTAATATGTACAGGGGTATATATGTCACAATCTTTTATTCGCCTATCCGAGGTGCTTCGGCGTACTGGCTACAGTAAGGCGTGGATTTATCGCCTTCTTAAAGAAAATAGATTTCCTCGGCCCGTAAAAATCGGTTCGCGTTCGATCGCATTTGTTGAAAATGAAATTGATGAATGGATTAATCAACGCATTGCTGAATCACGTGGTGAGGTGGTCTGATGAAAAAAGAAAACCGCCCGTTACAGGCGGCTAACATAGATCATCGCGGATCTGATGTTACGCCACCAGCCTACACCGTTCAAGCCTCAAGACGCACTCCGAAGAAACACCGTGCTCGCACCTACATGCTGCGCTGCGGGACCGGTGGGTGGACAGAGAATGATATCCTGCACCATTGCCACCTGTCGTCTGGCCGTAATTATGCCAGCGAGTTAGAGCGCCGCCTTGATATCCTCCTTGAGCGCACGGACGAAAAGAATCCCGACGGTATCGGCTCACACCTCCGGTACCGTTTTACCGGGCGCGGTGACGTTCTAAAAGTTATTCAACTGGTAAACAGCAATGCTGCCGCTGGTGGTTATTACGGCCTTTCTGAGCAGGATATCACCGACATTCTGAATCTCTACCCGGACAACCTCACCGCCGCATAACGGAGCCGACAAAATGAAAATCGAAAAAAGCAGATTCAATTCTGAGGCCTCCGCTCAGCCTGTAGCCAGCCAGAAAGAGATATTCAAAGCCGAAGAGAGCGATATTTCAGTTATTAAATTTGAGGGGTATACCGTGCGCATTGTGAATGTTTACGGTGAGCCGTGGTTTGTTGTCTCAGACGTCTGCCAGGCACTGGAGATCAGCAATCCAACCAGTGCCGTTTCCTCTTTGGATTGTGACGAGGTAATGACCCTAACTTTAACTGAGGGTCATTCGGGTAAGCGCGGCGGGGCGCGTAGCTGGAATATGGCCGCAGAATCTGGCTTCTATAAACTGATTGCCCGTAGCCGTAAAGCATCCACGTCCGGTACGTTCGCCCATCGCTTCAGTAATTGGGTATTCCGCGACGTTATCCCGTCCATCCGCAAAACCGGCTCCTACGGAGTGCCGTTCGCATTCCTGAATGACCATACCCGGCGCAAAGAGCTGTACACGAAGAAGGCCAGTAAGCGCGGTAAAGACCTGCAGTCGTGCAAAGGCGAGAAGGCCCGCCTTGCTGCTGAAGAAATCGAGCTTTGGCGCAAGTATCAGCCGGATCTGCTGGAGGTTCATTAATGGTTAAGCCCACCAGCACACCGTTACCAAATCACTCCTACCGCGACGCTCACGGCCAGATGGTGAACGTGACCGCTGTAGCGCATAACCGCGTGACGTTCTATCGCGAGGGGTACCAGTTCCCGTGCGTACAGCCCATTGAGCGCTTCATGAAGGAGTACACGGAGGTGAAGCAATGATTACCGGTGCACGGCGTAAAAGCCTCTCTCTGGCTGGCCTGATGTATGCAAAAGTTAACGCTCTGCAGGCGGTGCGCCACCGTGGAAACCTGTCAAAACCTGTCACTTTGCGGGCCACTGATAGTGGCATACAAAACGCCTGGCGGAGTTTCAAGACAATTACGCCCGCGGGTAAGCGTTCGGAAACTGACTATCTGGAAGATAGCGTGTCCGGCGCCGGCGGTGGATGTGGAGCCCATCACACCGCCAGCTATAAATTGCCGCACCGTAACAAAAAGGGCTTGCGGCCTGACGGTATCCCGTTCTATGGTTATATCGCACCAGCAAAATCTGGTGCCGGGATTGGCGTCCTGAATGACTGTATGGCGATACATGACGCGCCGAGCGTCTTTTTTTGTGTCGTTAAACCAACTCACCCTTTTTTTGGCGCTGCGGTTATAATCCGCGCCGCTCACAAAATTATGGTGGGCTGGGTGGGGGCTTCTTCGGAAGCGCCGGAGTCCATACAGTCCGGTTACGCCAACCTCGCTCAGTCCACCACCAGTGAAATTGGCGTTTCCTGTGGTGGTCTTTTAGGTCACTGTATGGAGGATGCCACATGGCTACTACCCCTACCCAAAATACGCAATTTATATGGATTATCGCCGCTGTTCGCCGCGATATGCCGACAATTAAAACTCAAATCCATCACATTACCGCACATTCTGAGCGCGAAGCCCGCCGCTCTCTGGTTCGGGATCACGTCTGCTTTTTCGCGGGTCGCATCCGTCTGGAGGTGGCTCATGCGTAACTATTTCCGCATTACGGGCTATGCCGTCAATAAGCGCGGTTTAACGGTTGGTATCGGCTATCAGCTCATATCCAGTGACACCAAAACAGCAACGGCCCACGCAGTGATTCAGGCGCAGCGTGAAGGTCTCAGCCACGTTCGCATTACGCGCGTACAGGAGGTGGCAGCATGAGCCTGTATAACGATTTAGTTCGCCACGAATTCGGCAAAGGCGCCACCGTTGATGAGCTGGAAGGCATTCAGAACCGCATGGATGAGGCTGTGAGTGATTTGTTGCTCGGCATTAGTGCCATTGGAAGTCTGATGTTCTGGGCCACGGACAATAACAACTACACCGAGGAGACCGCAAAGGGAGACATGCGCAAAATAGGCGCAATGCTGGGTACGGTTGGTGAGGTGGTGCTGGCGCTTAACGATACCGTAGCGAATGCGGGTGTGTGTCGTTCTGACTGCGTCAAAGAATCAAAAATGAGGGCGGGCAAATGAATATAAACGCTATATACCGCCATCCTGCCGAACTTGAGGCCGAGGCGACGCTATCCCGTGTGCAGCCTTATCCGGAAGATTTTACGCTGGCAGAGCGTACCGCAGAACGTATGGCCCGCGCTCGTAATGGGTTAGTTCATGTAATGACCGATTTATCACCATACCTCGACGTTGAGCAAGCAGTCATCGTGCATTGCTGGCTGGATAAAGTCCTGGCGATTGTCGATATAGCCCGAATTGATGCGGAGACCAGCGTATGAGCCATTTGCAGCTTATTGATGCGACTTGCCAGGTTGAGCAGGCGCAGGCCGTTTTATCCCTCTGGCTGGAAAGAACCTCGAAAGATTCAGACCCAGACCTCCCGCGGCTCTTAGGTTCAATCATCACGTTGTTGAATGGTGTTCCGGAAGCCATGAGCGAGGCAGACAGCGCGTTACATGATTATGCGATGCGTGAATTTAAGGAGGGCAGGTCGTGAGCAATGTTTATCCATTCCAGAAAATGTCGGGAAATACCGAACTATTCCGTGCTGAGCCTACGCCTGAAGGGGTGAGGATCACCAGCGCTGGTGGCGATGGTCGTGAAACAGTTCAGCTTATTAGCTATGAGGACGCCGTGAACCGTCTTGACGCTGGCGATTATGACGACTCCAGCACGGGTTATGACATTCACCTTGCCGTAGCAGAGGGCGGAAACTGTGGATATTTCGACTTTACCGCGCAGCACAACGTCACTATGTGGCGCTGGCTGATTGCCGCGGCGTTCATCACCGAGATGAAGCTGAAAAACGGTACGACCATTGTTACTGAGCCGGACGGCACGTCATCGCAGGTGGCGGTTTATTCCAATGGCAAAGCGTCTATCACGGTTTATCCATTCTCTGAGCGCCTGGCGATAGCAAATAACATCGAGGGGGCAATGATTGAACGCTACGGCTCAGAAGAGGGCGCGGAAAAGGCTATTGTGTTTTATCAGGCCATGCTGGATGTGGAGGCCGGAGAACTAACCTCATTCGGACGTGAAACGCTGGCAGAACTACACGATCACTTCATCAGCGATCTGCAGCAAAACGGATGGCCTGAAATGCCATTGACGCACTGAGGGGGCCAGATGATTACTAAGAACTTCCGGCTTAATGCGCTGGCGAACCAGTACGCAGCGGCGCTGTATAACCATATCACCGCCACCAGCCACGGCGACTACTTCATGATTGATGCGGGTGGCGAGCTTGTGCGCGTAGAGATTGCTGGTGGCGTGAAAGGCGTCCGCGACCTCATCGACGGCTACGCGCTGGAGGCGCTGAAAGAACATTATCCGCAGTGGGAAAGCGTAGGGATCGAGCTGCTTAGCCGCTGCGTCACCGCTACCGGTCTGACCGGGCGCGGTCGTGAGATATGGCAAAGCATGGTTAACGATATGGGCGCAACCGTGGCAGGCAATCACGGGGGGGAGAATGCGTAATATCGACCTCATTCGCGAAGTGACTCATGCCGCCGCTGGCCGCTGGCCTTCGGTGCTGGCGGGCCTGCATATCAATGTGCCGGATTCACCGCGCAGGCATGGGCCGTGCCCGTCCTGTGGCGGTTCGGATCGCTTCCGTTTCGATGATGGCGGCCGCGGCAGCTTTATCTGCAACCAGTGCGGCGCCGGTGACGGCCTTGACCTAATTCGAAAGGTGAACAAATGCGATACCTCAGAGGCCGCGCGACTGGCGGCTGATGTGCTGGGTATTGATTACCGGGCAGCAGTACAGGACGACGCCACCGCCAGCCAGAGGCGGGAGCAGTTGGAAGCCGAGCGTACACAACTGGAGCAGGAGCGCCAGCAGCGGGCGGCAGTGGACGTACAGCAGCGCCGGGCTACGTTTTCACATCTGTACGATGAGAAGCGCCAGAACGCCACTCAGGGCGAATCTGAATACCTGACTGGTAAGGGGCTGGGCGGCTTCACCTTCCCTATGCTGCCCGATGGATCAATCCTCCTACCGCTGGTGGATGAGGCTGGAGCAGTCGTGGCAGCGCAGACTATTACGCGTGCAGGAGTGAAGCGGCTGGTGGCCGGTTCTGCAAAGCGCGGGGCATATCACGCCGTGAACACGGCAGAAGACCCGCAGACCGTGTTAATTGCCGAGGGGTTGGCTACCGCTCTAACGTGTCACTTAATTTGCCCCGATGCTCTGACAGTAGCAGGAGTAGACGCGGGTAACCTGCTGCCCGTCGCGGAAGTGATGCGCCGAAAATACCCGCTGGCGCAGATCGTCATTGCCGCAGATAACGATATAAAGTCGGACGAACCGAATACAGGCAAAAAGGCTGCAGAGAAAGCAGCTAAAGCCGTCTCTGGCTGGGTGGCTTTACCACCAACGGTGGTAAAGGCCGACTGGAACGACTACCACCAGCAGCACGGGCTTGAAGCGGCAACGGCGGCGTTTAATGATTCGATGTACCAACCGCAGGGGGAAGCCGTGATACCAAAGCTACAGGCCATTGATGGCGGTAAAGTCGCGGACAAAGACAGCGATCGGCTTAAATCACGCATCGACAGCCGCGCAGACGGAATTTTTTGGGTAACACCGAAGATGGATAAAGATAGCGGGGAGATTATCAGCCACGAAGCCTGGCTATGCTCTCCACTGGAAGTGGTTGGTACTGGCCGGGATGATAAAGACCAGTACCTGATTATGCGATGGCAGGCATTCGGTGCCGATGCGCTGACGACAGCAGCGATCCCGCTGGCTGACATTGGAGAAAGGGAGGGATGGCGCACCCTGAAAAATGGCGGTGTTAACGTCACGACTAAAAGCAGCTTGCGGGCTATCCTGGCTGACTGGCTTCAGCGCAGCGGTGCGCGTGAACTATGGCGCGTGGCCCACGCGACAGGCTGGCAGTGCGGGGCTTACATCATGCCCGATGGTGAAGTTATCGGGACGCCCGAGCACCCGGTGCTGTTCAACGGGCGCAGCTCTGCCGCTGCCGGATATACCGTTAAGGGAACGCCTGATAGCTGGCGCAGAAACGTGGCGCACCTGGTCGCCGGCAACTACTCGATGATGACGGCTACAGCCGCTGCGCTGGCGGCCCCGCTGATAGGGCTGGCGGGCGCTGACGGTTTCGGTATTCACTTCTATGAACAGTCCAGCGCGGGCAAGACCACCACGGCGAACATTGCCAGCAGCCTCTACGGCAACCCGGATTTGCTGCGCCTGACGTGGTACGGCACGGCGTTGGGACTTGCTAATGAAGCTGCTGCCCATAATGACGGGCTGATGCCGCTGGATGAAGTAGGCCAGGGATCTGATCCGGTAAGTGTTTCGCAGTCAGCGTATGCCCTGTTTAATGGCGTGGGTAAACTGCAAGGCGCAAAGGAAGGAGGGAACCGGGATCTGAAGCGCTGGCGTACGGTGGCGATCAGTACCGGGGAAATGGACTTAGAAACTTTCATCGCGACCGCCGGCCGCAAGACTAAAGCCGGTCAGTTGGTGCGCTTGCTGAATATCCCACTGAGTAAGGCGGTTTGCTTCCACGAGCACCGGAACGGGAAGCAGCACGCGGATGCGCTGAAGGAGGCATACCAGCACCACCACGGCGCCGCTGGGCGGCAGTGGATTAAGTGGCTGGCCGACCACCAGCAGCAGTCTACAGAAGCTGTCCGGGAGTGTGAGGCCCGCTGGCGCAGCCTGATACCTGCAGACTACGGCGAGCAGGTACATCGCGTAGCCGCCAGGTTCGCTATTCTGGAGGCGGCGTTGCTGCTGAGTGCCGGCATCACCGGCTGGGATGCACAGACCTGCCGGGATGCGGTACAGCACAGCTATAACGCCTGGCTGCGGGAGTTCGGCACCGGCAACAAAGAGCATCAGCAGATCATCGAGCAAACGGAGGCGTTTCTTAACGCCTACGGCCTGAGCCGGTTTGCGCCGTTCCCTTACAGTCCGGCAGACCTGCCAATAAAAGAACTGGCCGGCTACCGGCGGCGTCAGGGGGAACACGACGAGAGCCCGATATCGTTCTATACGTTCCCGGCAACGTTCGAGAAGGAAATCGCCGCGGGCTTTAATCACAAGCAGTTTGCCGAAGTGCTGAAAAGAGCGGGAATGCTGACACCGCCGAGCAGCGGACGCGGATATCAGCGCAAGTCTCCACGTATCCAGGGGAGGCAGATCAACGTTTACGTCCTCAGCTACCTGCCGGAGGACTACGAACAGCCAGAGGAATAGTATTTCTCACATACGAGTAAAAGGTGTTGGTTCAGTTGGTTCAGTTGGTTCAGTAATTAAAGGTTACTGTTTTATAAGCATTTTAATTATGAATCTGAACCAACACTGAACCAACAAATGCCTGTTTTGAACCAACGCCAGCGGGTAGAATTTTTCCCTGGCAGGCGGTGAACCAACAGAATGCCCCGCTGAACCAACGCAAAATTGCTGAAGTTGGTTCAGGAAAACCCAGTAACGGCGCGGGCTGGCGGGCAGTGAACCAACTGAACCAACTGAACCGACACTATTTCTGTTTATTATCAGAAAAAACAGAGACTGACCGAAAGAGAGTTGAGCATGACAGCTCAAATTTCAGCGTATAGCCAGCTGGTGGCCGACCCTGAGACCCGGACAACGGAAAAATGTACGAACATAGCTATGGCCCGCCTGCTTGTGATCGGTTGAACTGTAAAAGTTATTGTCCGTCGGCACGTATTGGGGTTGTACACGTTCTAAATTTCAGTTGTGTCAGTAAGTTATTGGTGTTTATAAACGGACTACTAAAAATGGAGGCAGCCTATCCGTTAGATAGCTTGTGTTGTTTTTGTAATCGGATACACTTGACATATAGTTTGTCTACTAACGTACACTGAAGAAGGTTCAGTTAGTTGGCTAAGAACACTAAAAAACGGATAAATGGTCACTAAATGAATATGTTAAGTTTAGTTTCCGATCAAGCCGCTAATGATGAATCAGTTGAAACTACCTTCTTTGAGGCGCATGGCTCCCATGGAACTTGCTGCTCGAGGGCTGCATCAATTCTGGAGCATGGTTTTAGGGTTGGAGGCGGTGGTCGGCGTGGTGTGGGCGCTTATCTTTGGCATGCTGCTGAACAGGGATGCCAATATGCCACTCAACTTGCAGAAATGTGGTTTGCTGCTGCTGAGAAAAGAGGTGAGTATTCAGACGAGGCTGACAAAGGTTGTGCTGTTCTTTGGGGATACGTCAAGGCACCTGATGAAGAGGTTTTAAACCTTGAAAGTCCAGAGTTTAGAGTCACTTTAAGAAAAGCTCTTGACGGTTTTTGGTCGACAATAAATTCTCAGGATGCTGATGAGAGAGAGAATCTTATTTGTGCAGTACACCAAATGCTCATCAGTCGGACTGAAGATACCAAAGGCATACCTGTCGGTGTAGTGTTAGCAACCGTCCAGCAACCACCTAGGATGCCAGACCAACTGGCTGGATATGTAGGAGCACCGTTTGCTGTGATAGTTAGAAACTTGGATTATCTTGCCATAACTAAAAATTAGAGGGGTTCCGCTATGAACCGTAAAATGAAGGCTGCATTGGACGCGGCACTTAAAGACATCTTGTCTTTATCGCCGGAAGAGTTCCTTAAAGAAGCTCGGGAGTGTAGGGAAGGGGATGTTTTCTCTTTTTTGAAAAAAAGTGAAAAGTTTAAAGATTTTGATGTAAGTACTCTTGAGCCCTTGTCTTTGCATTTTTCAGAAGTCATGACCGAGGATCTCGTAACGTTGTTCTCTACTGTGAAGCTAAATATATCTAATTCGTTGAATATAGATAATATTTTAGTTATTGAAGAAGAACCTGAATTTGCACTGGCGGCCTAATGTCAAAAAATTCGTTTCGAGCGCATGCTGTGCAACTACGTTCGTTGCAAGTTTTGAAGCTGAGCATTGAAGTGCATGACGTTAAGAAAGCACATTCAGCTGACTACCAAGCCGGTAGTTATGCGATGGAGGCTGGGCACTCAGATTTTGATGAAGTAACATCAACTATACATGTCAGTATGAGAGTTCGTGCTGGTAGATTTGCTATAGATGATGATAACTCTGAGGCTGACAACGAGGAGTATGAAAAGCAACCGGTTTCCATCTTGGTTGAGGTGGGAGGGGTTTTCTCGGTAGATACCGATGAGTTTTCTGTGGAACACATTCCTCATTGGGCTGAATTTAATGCGCCATTGATCATATATCCATATGTCCGCGAACAGGTTTATGGGTTATCAACTCGCGTAGGCATTAAGCCATTGCTTCTACCTCTTCTTGAGATCCCTTCTTTCAGAATCGTCAAAAAATAATGGCCCTTTCGCGGGCCATTTTTATTAAATGTTTCGTTATAGAAACATTTACTGCTCATGTGATCTGCAGCTGTTGATTAATCCGTCTCTCTGCGGGAGTGGAACCCCTTACGAGGTGCAGAGGACTGGGGTTGCCCTCGTCATTCTGTTCATGCTGGTGGTCAGCGTGGCGTGGAGGTTTGAGCATCACATGTAGAATCATACTGCCCCATGAAAATGCCCATATTTTATTTATAGGCAGAAACGGTGTGTTCTGGCTATGTATGGCAGGAACGGTGTGTTATGCCTATAGATAGGCAATCTTGATGAGTTCTGCCTATAAGGACTGATAGCGCTCGAAAATGGTTGTTGAGACGGGCTGTGGCGGAAGATAGTTAAGCGCCCACCAGCCTCTGCAGAAGATTTCGGAGGCCTTCACAAACCGCTAAGGAGACTAGGCACCGCATGGGGATTACTCAGTCAAAAGCCGAGGCGTTCAGGTTAAAAACAAGTCGATGAAAGTGGCTGTATTGGATTAGTCTTCTTCGATGTTACGATAATACTTCATTTACTTTTGGGGATAAGTTGATGTCAGTATGGCACATCATTGTGTTGATATTCGCTATTATAATTTATGTTCTTCCCGGCGTTATAGCCAGTTCAAGGGAGCATAAAAACGCTACGGCAATATGGGTGTTAAATATTGTCCTGGGCTGGAGCTTCTTGGGTTGGATAGCCGCGCTTGTCTGGTCTTTCACAAACCCCGGAGTGGTTAAGCTTGAACCACAGGTGTTTGGCGCGGATTCTGCTGGTGGCGGTTCAGTAGACGATACTAAAAAATGTCCGTATTGCGCCGAAACAATAAAAAAAGAAGCAATATTGTGCCGATTTTGTGGCAAGGATTTATAAATCGACATCGTCAAGCAAGGGTGGCATCAATGAAAATTATTATGGTATTAATTTCATCACTTTTATTTCTCACGGCATGTAAGCCTACAGAAGAGAAAGCCATAGAGTTGGCTAAAAGCGAGATATCGCACGACATGAAAGATCCATCATCTACCCAATTTAGAGATGTTGTGTCAAAAAAAGTTGGTGAAAAGGATGATGGCTCTATCGCAATGCTTGTCTGTGGTGAGGTGAACTCAAAGAACAGCTTTGGGGCATATTCAGGGTACTCGCCTTTTGTCATTGCGCTAACGATGAAATCAAAGGGTTTTTTCTCTTCCGGTGTTGTGTACGTAGTTGAAGGGAAGACAGTAGATGATCTTCCAACAAGCACGAATAGTGCAAATACGATTAACCCCTGCAAGTAACCTCAAGGCAAACCCGCTCCGGCGGGTTTTTTGTACCTTTTTCATTTCATAAATTGCAATGCTTGCCATTTATGTTGCATAAACTACAATATAAATTGACTGTATAAATATCAGGGGTAAGCAGATGAACCGATCGCAAATCACGGTAGCACTTTGCCGGGAGCATCTTCAGTCCATTCGTGAAATTCAGGAAGAGGAGCGCAAGCGTTCTCCGATTGGTGTAGCACCAACGGTAAACGCTATTGCCCGCGCATTGGTTGCTAAGGGTCTTGAATCCGTTAAGCGGGGTGGGTGATGGAGCAACTACAGAGATTGGCTGAGGTGATTGCCGAAACCTATATCCGCGATCTGCGCCGGGAAACGGGTAGCAACGTTCTTACCGTGGATGGCGTTAGCGGGTGTGTCGAAGCCCCTCTACTGTCAGCCGGACTTGTTGATAACGCTGTGAGTGCGTCCAAAGATAAGTTTGACTCGGCCTTCGAGCGTAAGGCCTATCGAATGTTGATGGAGTTTATTTCTTTTGATGGCCCGGAGTATCGGCTTACTGAGCATGGTCGCCATGTAATTACAGTCATGAACACCATATCCCTGAGAAAAAATAAGGTAATAACCATCCATTGAGGTGAGCATGACAACAGGCTTTGGCGATTACACGATAGAGATTGAGGCGGATGTAGCAAAATTGCTTTCTGGGCAGCGCGCTGCTGACGCGGCCCTAAAACAGATTGAGACATCAGTCAAAAGGGTTGGCAACTCCGCAGAAAAACTTGATAAAAGTCTCGATAAGTTGGGAGGGGGGTTCTCACGCCTTGCTGTGGCCGTTAAGGGGTACATATCAATTCAGGCGTTGATGAAGCTCCAGCAGTTGTCTGAGGAATTCACATTACTTCAGGCGCGAGTAACACGTTTATCTTCAAGTTCAGAGGAAGGTGCGCGGAGTTTTCAGCAGCTTGTAAATATTGCCTCCGCAACTGGGGCAAGCCTAGGTGATACCGTCAACCTCTGGCAGCAGCTCACCGCCACACTGAAAACCGTAGGTGCTACTAACAGCGATGTTAACCGACTTGTGATGACGCTGCAGAAGATTGGCACTATTGGCGGCTCATCAGCTCAGGAAATGGCTAATGCGCTAAGGCAATTTATGCAGTCGGTAGCATCCGGCAGAATTCAGGCTGAAGAGTTTAACTCAGTGCTGGAGCAGATGCCTGAGCTAGCGAGGCAGATTGCCGATGGCATGGGAATTCCATTTAATGAGCTCCGCCAGTTGATGCTGGCCGGCAAGTTAGATATTGGTGAAGTGCTAGCGGCAATCGAAAAGCGGTCCGATGAAATCAACCAGCAGTTTGAGACGATGCCGCGCACTGTATCGCAGGCAACAAATGCTTTGATTACTCAGTTCGGGGTAGCTATATCCAAAATTGATGATGCTATCGGTGGGTCACGCTATTTGGCAAAACTTCTCGACCAAACTGCCCTTTCTATCTCCATAGCCACCGGAAATGTAGATCCTATTGTTGCGATAGATGCGCAGTTGGATTCTCTGAATAAAAAATTAGCTGTAACTGAAGCAGCTTACAATACAGTTTCCAAAGCTTCTATCTACACTGACGCAGGTACTAAAACACAAATAGATGCTATCAAAGGTCAAATTGCTGCCCTCGAACAAGCTAAATCTCTTTATTCTGATATTGGGAAGGTGGCATCAGGTTCTGTAGATGGATCTAAGCCAGCTTATATCACCAATCTCGAAAAGAAAACTGCAGAGAACAACGCCAATTCGATCATTAAATCTGGCCAAACAGTAGTTGATAAGCTTACCCAGCAGCGCGAGCAATTAAGCAAAGATAGGGCTAAAGGGCTAATTGACGATAAGAAATATGCCGATGCCGCTGCTGTTCTGGACAAGCAAATTGCCGACGCCAAGAAAAAGCAGGATAAGCCTGCGAAGAATGCCTTTGCTCGCGGAGACGATTCAATCGACAGCCTGCAGCGGCAGATTGCCGTTTTGACAATGCGCTATGACGAGAGCACCAGAGAGGCCGCGCAGTTTAATGCCGTGGCCGCTCTCGGAGCGAAGGCTACCGATGCGCAGAAGGAAAGAGTACGTGAGTTGGCCGGGCAGTTATTTGACGCTCAGCAGCGCCAGAAAGACCTTAATGATGCGATCAGCAATGACCCTGTGCGTAAGGAAAATAAAACTTATTCAGATGGTCGAGACCAGCTAAAACGTCAACTAGACGGCCAGATGATTGACCAGAAAACCTATAACCAGCAATCTGAGTTAATGGAGCAGCAGCATCAAGTCAATCTGGCAAAAATCCGCGCTCAGGAGCAAACAGCAAACCCGATAGCAGCCGCCCGCGCTGAAGTTGACCCGGTACAGCAACTGGTCAATGAAAACAACCAGAAGCTGGCCCTCATGCAGCAGTACCAGCAGCAGGAACAGGCAATACTCCAGCAGAGCTATCAGCAGGGAAAAATCAATTACGATCAGTTCATCGCTGCCAAATCAGCTACGGATGCTCAGTATCTGGCCCTGAGAACAGCTCAGGAGAACCAGTTCAACGAGCAGATGACAGCAGCGCAGTGGCAGCTATTAAGCCAGCAGAGCCTCGGCTATAACATGCTGACGAGTGCGGTGGATGCGTTTAGCGGGAATGCCTCCAATGCGATCACCGGTCTGCTAACCGGCACAATGTCAGCACAGGAGGCGATGCGGTCACTGGGCAACACCATCCTGAACAGCGTGATCAACAGCATTGCCCAGGTGGGTGTGGAGATGCTGAAGAACTTCATCCTGTCTCAGACATTGGGCGCGGCGGCTCAAGCGGCAAATGCTGCGTCTGCCATTGCAGGAGGGGCTACGGCACTTGCAGCTTGGGCGCCGGCAGCAATTGCCGCCTCAATTGCTACTGGGGGAACAGCCTCGGCGACAGGCTTAACCGCGTATCAGGGGGCGCAAGCTGCTGGGTTGATAACGAGTGTGCTCGGTGGCCGAAAAAATGGCGGCCCTGTAACTGCTGGTGGAGTGTACCCCGTAGGCGAAGGAAACCTACCGGAACTCATGCAGACCAGTAAAGGGCTGTTCATGATACCCGGTGATGATGGCCGAGTATTCAGCAACAAGGATGTAACCAGCGGAGCGCCGACCATCAAGAAGGCATCAACCGGTAGCGAGTACCTTAGCCAAAGCAGCAGCAGCGGTTCAACTGAATCGCAGTCGTCGAGGCCAATAGAGGTCAATATCCAATTCTACGACCAGACCACTGGCGGGCAACATTCATTTGAAGCCCAAGCAAAGCAAGAAGGTAATGTGGTGACTGTGGATGCTTTCTTAAACGATCTAGACCGTGGTGGGCCGATGACATCTGGTATGATGGATAGGTTCGGACTTTCCATGAAAGCCGGTGGATCCTTCTAATTATGAGATAAAAGGAAATGCCATGTCTTCACTCATCTGCTTCTCTACGGATGAATTCGCAATTGTAGCGACGGATACTCTTGGCGTGGATGCCGAAGGGAATCCCTTTATCCTTACTAATAAAGCGACATATCTACCAACTATAAAAACGATTATATGCGGCACAGGAACGGGTGGATTTCATGCTCGCTGGGCGGAATTTGTAAACAGCCGCATGATTTTATTAGACGTGGATAATCTTGATTACCATGCTCCATCCACACTAAAGGATATGTGGGAGGAGTATAAGAAGGAATACAACGTAGGGGATGAGTGCACGGTTACTATCTATCATGTTGGAATCTCTCAGGCATCGGGAAGAATAAAGAGATTTGCCTACCGCTCTTCAGAATACTTCAGGTCAGAGGAAATAATTCATGGTTGGTTTTACAAACCAGAGTGCTCAGTCCCTGACGGGGAAGACATCTTGGGAATTATCAAGGCAATGATGTTTGAACAAAGGGCAATACAGGATGCAATGCCAAGTGCTGAAAGAGTTTATATTGGCGGGCAAATTAACGTCATAATCCTTGAGAAAGATTGCGTTAGGCTCATGACGATAGCCGACTTCCCGGACTTTTCATCGGTAATCAACAAGTTGTTTTAACTTGTAACTGCGTTTACTAAACCAAACCCGCTCCGGCGGGTTTTTTAATGCCCGGAGGAAACGTGGAACATGTTCAATATCCTCCGTTCCTGCCTCGGCCCCAGCGTGCCGATCAGAACATGACGCAGGATACAGCCTGGCAGACGACGCGGACGATTTACGTACCGGCGCCGGTGGTCCTGTAAGCGCTGACCTTACTGCAGACACACCGATCCCCGGAATGGAGGTTCCGTTCACGTGGCAGGCTAGTCTGGAGTTAAACGCGAATCTTTACTCTGCGCTGGGGCAGTGCAATCTGGATAAGGCGGGGATTAGAAAGATAGAGGAAGGACGCCGCAGTACTTTGCAATGATGCTGCAGATTAGGATGACGATGGCATTAATTGCCGGGGCAAACGGTGCCAATGAATTTAGTACTTCTAACATGTATACCTCCTTGGTTGTGAATGGTTGTCAATGCTTCTCTTGTGTAACTTATTTCTCCCTGTGACTGCTCCTACTCGTGTAACATTAAAAGCTTGGGGCGGTTGTTTTTCGTTCTATACTCGCCACTATTAAATGTCCAACGCGTTGGACAAGGTCTCCTATAGTGAGTCTTAATTGCTTCTGCGCAGCTTTTGTCTCTTATAAGAGACAAGCCCAGTCATGCCGGCAGGCAAAAAGAAAGCCGTAATGGCGCGGCTATGAGTGGCGGTGCCGAACAGATAAAATAAGGAAGATATGAGCAAACCCGACTGGGAGGCCATCGAGACGGCGTACCGGGCCGAGGTGATGTCTCTCCGTAAAATCGCATCGCAGCACAGCATTAGCCACGTATCCATTAACAAGCGGGCAAAGAAAGAAGGGCGGGAGAAAGACCTATCCGCAAAAGTGAAAGCAAAGGCTGATGCTCTGGTTAACAAAAGGGAGGTTAGCAGGCAGGTTAACAGCAAAACAGCTTTAAATATTAGACTGTACTGGACGGATTTAAAACGCGGGCATTCTTAAACCAGCGCCAGTAGCGGGCTAAGAACAACAATGAGACTTGAGCCGTCAAAGTTTTTAGGTTCGCAGTACGCAGCACGGTACGCAGCAAAAAGAAGTTTTTTCAGTGCGTACTTGTTTAAGTGTGTTCTGCGCGTGGCGATGTAAGTCAATGATTAAGCTTAATTATAGCGAATCGCGAGAATTGGGGTAGCGAATATGGGTATTAAAGGCAGGGGCATGAACAACATTCGGCGCAACATGAATGCGCTGGTGAAGGACATTACCGGGCGGCGCTTACCTCGCGCAATGACAGCAGCTTTGCATGAGGCCGGACTCGTAGCCGCAATCTATACGCCAGTTGATACCAGCACCCTGATTAACTCGCAGTTTAAAGAGGTTATCACTAACGGGACGCGTATCACTGGCCGCATCGGATATTCAGCAAATTACGCAATCTATGTAGCAGATCCGAACATCCCGCAGAAGTTCACCCTGCCAAGAGCAAGGAAAGAGTTTTTGCAGCATGGTGTTGCTGATGCGAAGCCGCAGATGGCGGCTGCTTTCCAGCGGGAGTTATCAAAACGCTGATAGCGGAAAAAACGGAACCGATACATGCGGAAAAAACCGTTTACCCCATGAGTGGTTAACAATTGTTAAGGTTATAGCAACGATTATTAGGTCGCATTCGCCGTAACCAATTGTGCAGAACTCATATAATTTCGTATTCATTTGCGGATTTTTTTAGCGGAGATCTGAGCCAATGAGAGAGCCGACGCGGGTTTACACCTCTGCGCTACCACGGATTAACCTCCAGTTTCTGGCAGATATGCAAAGAAAGCTGGTGGATTCGAGCCCGAAAACACAGGTTTTTTGTGATACCAATAGTGGAAGGGTGTTCTTCTCTCTGGTCTCTGGCGGGTACAGCGCGACAATCAACGGGGTAATGCGGGTTATTGGCATCACGATCACCCGGGCAGGTTTTGGTTACCGGAGATGGTACATTTGCCCGCATTGTGGTGGCCGGGTTGCGAAATTATTTATTGGCCGGAAGGACGTAGGGTGTCGTAAATGCTGGAGCCTTCACTATGCCAGCCAGAGTGAAGATGAGACCGCTCGCTTACGGCGCAGTGTGTGGAAGCAGAGGCATGATCTATGGGGGGATGATTACCCACCCGCGGGCAGCCTGCTAAATAGCCCGCTCAAGTTTCCGAAGCCTGCCGGCATGAGATGGGATACCTTCGAGAAAAAGCGCTCTCGCCTGCTAAAGACTGAATCAGCTTACTGGCGGTTGAAAGAACCGAGGGACGCTAAAGGGTTCGCCCGGGTGATGCGCAAAGCTGAGACGTCAATGCGTTAATTTGAACGAACATCGAAAAAGGCTACCCCATGAGCACGCTAAGATTGCCCTAACGCTTACCCCATGAGCATGGCACGATTACAGCAAGTTTAACTCTGGTTCTCTGACAGAATTAGCTAAAATCAGCCGGTTACAAGCCATGAACAGGAGCTCTTCCATGTTCGACCGTCACAAGCTTGAATTAACGTTGCTGGAGATAGCCAGGCAGAGTGGCGAGGGGCTTGATAGCCATACCCGCTACACTATTCGCAACGGGCTGGCGCAGGCGCTACAGGCCAAAGAGCGCCACCGGCGCAGGATGAGCGTGCCAGCCTACCAGTGGAAGAAGCCCACCACGCCGCGTAGGTAAATACTGCGAGCTAGCAAAAGCCAGCAAAGAGTAACAAGGAGAATTTTTTTACAGATTTTATGCTGTATTCTATGCGATTATTAACGATAGTAGACATTAATAGACTTAAAGGAACGGGGGCTATCTATGGCAAGCGTAATTGATGCCGCTAAGTATATACTTGAAAAAACTGGTGAAATCACTGCGATGAAGCTTCAAAAGTTGGTGTATTACAGCCAAGCATGGGCTTTGGTGTGGGACGAAGAAGAAATCTTCCCTGAAGAGTTTGAGGCGTGGGCTAACGGCCCGGTCAACAAACACCTTTATAATATGCATCGAGGAATGTTCAAAGTTAGCTCGGTAGATTTCAGAGACGGTGACACCTCTAAGCTGAGTGAAGACCACAAAGAGACCATAGATATAGTGCTTGGTTTTTATGGTGGTAAAACTGCGCAGTGGCTTAGCAACCTCACTCATAAAGAGGCTCCTTGGTTAGAAGCCAGAGGTGATATGCAGCCTATGGCCTCCTGCTCTGAGGTTATAACAAAGGCATCTATGGCTGAATACTACTCATCCCTGTAATTATGTCGAGAAAAGATATTCGCTTGGAGCGCAAGTCAGCTAAGGCTGAAAAAAGAAGAGAGAAGTCTGTACGCTTAGCTGCGTCATTCCAAAATTTAGCTGTTAAAAATCAACCTAAAGTAGCATTTCTTCCCGATTTAGAAAAAATTCCAATTATTGGTTCTTCCTTTGGGACACTTGACGTGCCAAAACAACCGGTAGCAAATGAATCCGGCTCGCGGTTCGGTCGTTTAATGACTTGGTGTGCGCGGCATGCCGATGTGAATGGTCAATGGGAATGGGGAGAATTGAGGCAGTGGAACGAAGGCGAGTGGGATGACCCCATAATTTTAGGTATGAATGCCCTTCAAGGGTTAGATTGGCAAGAAATACAAAAGATGGCATCTGGTGAAAGGCACCTTATGCATCATGATCATGACATAACAGATTTATGTGATGAGGCCGTAGCAAGATGGATGGATTTGGGTTACGAACAATTCGACACCATTTTTAGGTTCAGATTAGGGAATACTAGAAGAGCTTGGGGTATCGAACTTCACGGGCATTTTTATCTAATTTGGTATGAAAGAAAGCATAAAATATATCCAACTTCAGAACCGTAATTGCATAGATAACCAGATACTAAATCAGCATTTCACCGATAGCACTGAGTTATTCAGTGTAACTCGACCCCCAGTTTATCAGCGTTGCGTCCCTGACGCTTCCAGGCGCTGTAAATGTCTTTATCCCATGCCTTACCCGCCTTAGACTGATAACCAGCCTCATTGAGTCTCTCAGCGATAACGCGGCCATTGTCGAACCATTCTCGGATAGTATCAGTAACAATCCCGATAAGAGCCGCTTCATTGTACAGGGTCGGCGTGATCCCCTGCTTGCCACCCGCCAGAGCAGCCGCCGCTACTTCCATTCGCTCCACCAGCTCAAGCATGCGCATCTGTGGGTTGCTATCTGGCTGGTTCAGTTTGATGCGCAGGGCAACGAGCAGCCACGCTGTTTTGTCACAGTCCGCCGCCGCTACAGCCTGATTAAATACGCCATGCAATTCAGCCGGAACGCGGAATGCTGCCATATTGGGTTTGCTCATGAGAGGGCGAGAAATCAGTGTTTTCAGTCTATACAGTATACTACTGTATAACTAATTGATTTCTTCATCCATCATCTCCTTGGACGTGGGGCGCTGGTGGTCATAAATTTTGGAATGCTTTGGAAATTTAAGAGCTACCGCCGGCTGAAGGATTGCGCTGGCGATAGTCTGACGTTGAAATGCTTGCTTAGGGCATCCCAAAAAATGCTTGTTAAATTTATACTGTTTGATACGGATTTGGATTGCACTGATTGGCAGACGTGTGTTGTGGTTGGAGCTGCATGTTATAGAGGCGATCGAGCGTATTAAATTTCCGGGCCCGTACATGCGGTAATATCACGGATGTAAGAGGGAATCTTTCAGGCGAACAGGGTAATCGTTAGTCACCCTGTTGTTGGTTAAAAATGCGGAAATCGCACCTTTAGAGTCGCCCCAGGGGGGGCAGGAAGGACTGTCTCGCTGGTAAAACCAGCTTAGTCGGCACCATTATCTCGATGAGAAATATGCCCATTTATCCATTCCTCAATTTCGCCAGATGGCCAGCGAACGCTACGACCTATCTTAACTGGGTGAGGGAAAGTACCTTTTTTCATCCAGTCGTAGATAGCAGTCTTTCGAAACCCGGTAGCTTCACATACCTGTTTCAGGTCCATAAGATACATTTTCATTGGATTCTCTCTATGGTTTGGATGCAATGTTGGCTCAATGCGGTAAATGTTGGTTCAAAATCTGGTGGTGTTGGTTCACTTTTTAGCTAAATATCCAAATAAAACAATGGACTTTACGTTTTGAGGCAACTGAACCAACCGAACCAACACATTTTGTATGTATATAGAGAAATTTTTCCGCACATAAATTTTGGCGTGATTTTGTACCGGTGGATATTACCGACATGTGAGAAGGTGCCGTGAGCCCCAAATTGCACGATAAATAGTCAATTCTCACCCGCAGAAAAATATATGGGGGTACATTTGGGGGTATGTATGATTTTTGTAACCTGCATAGTTAAATAAAATCAGTTTGTTATGTGTTTATATCGAATCCTGTAGGGGTGCCATTTAATAATCAATCACTTATCAACTTCCTCCAGTCGCTGATTTTTCCTTGTGGGACATATTTGGGACATCTTCTGCAAAAATTTGCAAAAATTGAGTCAATTTGACGTGCGTGCTCAGTTAAATGGTTAGGTGCCAGGTGAGCATATCGACGGACCATTTCGATGATTCTAATGTCTTGTAGTATCTGTCGGACGATGGCCAGTCAGAGTACAGCATTACTGCTCTGTAATATCGAACAGAATGGTTAATGCTGGTTATAGCTGAGTGCAGAATAAGCGCTCTGCAGGAATGTGAAAATATGTTGCCGGTAACAGGCTAATAGTCATTATAGCTTTAGGTTCTGTCTGACTGGGTTAAATATCGCATTTTAAGCTGGCGTGAAGTACAGTTGTTATAGATCAATATTGAACACTATTTGAAAGCATACCCTCGATGTTCATCCACTGCCTGGAAAGATCCGAATGAACATCAAATTCGTCGCCATCTCCGTATTCGCTGTTGTGTGCGTCTTTGCATCAGATATTTCCATCGCCAAATCGAATTCCTTAAGCGATGATCAGGTCAGTCAAAGGATTATTGATGACTCTGTCGCATCCTACCCCGGTACTTGTGCCTGTCCCTTCAATACCGCCCGGAACGGCAGCTCGTGCGGTGGCCGCAGTGCCTGGAGCAAAGCTGGTGGGTACTCACCTATTTGCTACAAGAAAGAGGTAACAAAGGAGATGGTTAAGGCGTGGCGACAAGAGAATCAATGATAACGATCAATATCTGAACCAGGTGATTACTTACACTGGAATAGTAGTTTAAATAATATTAAATGATTATTTCGAATACTGCAGCCCATTTGCAGTAAGCTCTGTTCTGGTAGAGGCGGCAGAGGCCACGGCGTATATCTTTTTACCTTGTGATATTTGAACCCAGCAAATCTATTTCCCCTGCCTGATAGACTTAGTGTCACCGTATCCTGTTACTAAGAGCACGGGGCTACCTACTCATAAGACACTTCCTCTTCTTACGAGGAAACCGGTTTAGCGTGTTGTGTGTGGAGACAGTACCCATCAACTCAAACTGATAACAAAAAGTTTAATTTTTTTCCCCGCCGCGCTGACTATAGTTAGGGCACTTTCACTTGCCCAATAAGGTCACGATTATGAAATTAGTTATCGCCTCCGTAATTTCTCTGCTCAGCTTCAGCGCGCTGGCGGCGCCAGAGGGGACGCTCAGCGTACACATTCTTAATCAGCAAACCGGGCTCCCTTCACCGGGGGTGCAGATTGAGCTGGATAAACAGCAGGGGGAGAGCTGGCAGCATATCGCCACCGGTAAAACGGATGCCGATGGGCGGATTAAATCGCTCTATCCGCAGGCGGAGAATATGGAGCCGGGGGTGTATAAAGTGACGTTTAAAACTGGTGACTATTTTAAAAGCCAAAATATGAATACGTTCTTCCCGGTGATTCCGGTTATTTTCAATGTTACAAAGCAAAATCAAAAACTGCATATCCCGCTGCTGCTCAGTCAGTACGGATACTCTACCTACCGCGGCAGCTGATGACCCAAGCCGCTATCCAGCCAACGCCTGCGCGGCTTCCGCAGGCGTCACGCTTTTCTCGCACCACGATGTCCACGCCTAACGCTCGGTCTCTTTCTCTTTAAAGTGTTTAACGGCTTCGTCGTACATCGCCAGCAGGCCGGAAATTTCGCCTTCATATTGCGGCACGCGCTGGGCGCGAACGAGCTCAATCAGCAGCGCATAGGCTGCTTCTTCCGGGGCCGCATGTGGATTAATAAGTCCAGACAT